CGTTTAACACACAGGCCAACAAAGCGTCCTATACCATCGGGGCGAGTGGCGCGGATATCACAGCTACGAAACCTCTTCGCGTCAGTTCGGGGTACGTGACGGATGGCAGTATCGTCTACCCCCTCGGAGTTTTCACACCAGAGATGTACAACAATCTCGGTGACAGGGGCGCGGCCACAGGGCGACCTGTTTACGTCGCCTACGACCCCGGAGCGGCGCAGCAGACAGCGCAGAAGGGCACGTTGTCCTTCTACTACACCCCCAGCAAGGTGTATCCGGTCATTCTTGACGGGAGCATCTATTTCACCGAGTTCGTGAATTTTACCGACACGGTGGCGTTCGAGCCTGCCTACTACGAGGCGTTGATCTACGGGTTGGCGGTTCGTCTTTTCAGACGTTACGCGGACGACCAGACCCCCGTTCCGCAGGATCTCGCTCTCGTCGCAGCGGAGTCGTTGAAGAACCTCAAAAATCTGAACGCGGTGCGTATCCCTGCGATGATGGATCTCCCCGGCGTCGGCGGCGGGTACAACGCTTTGACGGATTCGTAGGGTGCGGATTCCTTTCATCGGCGGCTCGGATGAGGGGCGTTCGGCTCCGTGGAACGCCACAAGGAGCATCAATTTCTTCGTCGAGACGGCAGCGCAGGATAGCAAGTCCCCTGCCGCGCTGATCGGCACCCCCGGTACGGCGTTGTTCGCTACGTTCCCCACTGGGCCGATTCGCATGTTTCATGTTGTGGAGAATCTGTGTTTCGTCGTTGCAGGGGCGAATCTGTACGAATTGTACGTTGACGGTACGTTCTCCGCTTCCCTCGGGACACTTCCTTCGCCAGTAAATACCGCCATCGTGGCGGTAGACAACGGTATTTCATCGTTTGGCGTCGGTGGGAACCAGATTCTCCTATTGGCGAATGGCCTTGGGTACATTTTCAACCTTTTGACGAACACCCTGACGCAGATCACCGACCCGAACTTCCCGGCAAACGCACAGCAAGTGGCGTTTCTCGACGGGTATTTTATCGTAACTTCGCAGACGATGGCGTTCAAGGTCAGCGAACTCTACAACGGGCTGGTGTGGCCCGCGTTGGCGACTGCCGCTGCGATCGCGGCTCCCGACAATATCCAGAAACCGTTTGGGTCGAACCAAGTTCTCTATCTCATCAAGGATTCCACGACCGAAGTGTGGCAGGACGTGGCGGTCCCCACGTCGCAGGGTTGTCCGTTCGCCCATATCCCCGGCAGTTTGGTAAACTTTGGCACCGTTGCGGACAGGTCGGTTGCGCGGGTCGGGGACACGGTGTTCATGCTCGGCACGACGCGGGTGCAGAACTCTGCTGTATATTTCGGCGTGGTGTCCGTCTCCGGTACGTCGGTGCAGAAAGTCTCGACACCGGCGATCGACTACCGCATCTCACGGCTTACGTCTTTGACTGACGCGATCAGTTACAGTTACGTGGACGAGGGGCATCTGTTCTACGTCATCTCGTTCCCCACGGATGACCTCACACTCGTCTACGATGTCACGACGCAACAGTGGCATGAACGATCTACCCATATCGCGGATGCGCCTTACGCGCTTCACCGCCATTTATCCAACGAATACGTGTTCTTCGGGGGCAAGCACCTCGTCAGTCATTATAGTGAGCCGAAGATTTTCGAGATGTCCTCGCAATTTTACGACGACGCCGGAGTGCCGATCATCAGCATCCGCACGGCGCAGCCGATCCACGATGAAAACGAAGCGGACAATATCAAGATTTTCAAACTAGTAATCGACGCCGAGACGGGCGTAGGAGACGGGTCCACGGGGCATAACGGCGCACCTACGGCATGGCTGTCGTGGAGCAACGACGGTGGCAGGGTGTGGAGTTCGGAGTATTCGTCGTCCCTCGGCAAGCAGGGCGAGTTCAGGACTCGGCTCATCTGGCGGCGGTTGGGGTCGCCCAAGAACCGTATTTTCCGGCTTCGGATCTCTGATTCGGTGAAGAAAGTTCTCTTAAGCGCGACGGTGAACAGCGGGATGAAGGTCCTTCGATGATTCTAGCCCCTCCTCCCATTCGTGAACCGTGGAAGACCGACAAGGAAGGACGCCTTATTTCCTTACCTTGGATTCTATGGCTTCAGCAGTTGGCGTCTTTCGGGCAGGCCCAAGACCTGTTCTCAAACGCCCTTACGCTTGTTTCTACCCAAGAGACATCTTCGTTTGCCACGCTTTCATCGGACGATATCTCTGCTTTGTCGATGTTGATCGAAACACCAAGTTCCACTACGACGCCGCCGAACGATGTTGATGCGTTGGCGCTGATGGCGTATACTCCAAGTAGCGGTTCCATTCCTCCCAACGACGCGGAAGTGCTCGCGTGGATGTCTTTCTGAAAGGACCGAGATGATAACTCCGAGACGACTGATCGTTGGTTCCGCGCTTACCACGTCGTGGGTGTATCCGTACCAAGTCCCAACAACGGTCTTGTCCGCCACCGCGAAGCAGTTGATCGTGTGCAACACGGACACAACGGTTCGGACGTTCTACTACGCGGTCACTGCGACAAACGGCGCACCTACTGTGGCGCAGACGATGTTCAACGCCGTGTCGTTGCAGGCGAACGAGTCGAAGGTCTTCGGTTTGACCGACGTAATGCCCTCGGGGTACTTCATCCAGGTCAAAGCGGGCGAAGCGGGCGGCGGGAATCTCGTGTCGTTGACCGTGAGTGGGATGGAAAATACGTGACACAAGCTTTAGCGATCGACAGCCGGGAGAAGATTACCTTCCTTGAGCGGAAGATGGCGCAACTCCCACAAGTCGAAGTCGAACTGGTCCACTACTTCAAAAACGGCATGTACGCACGGGAAATGCGTGTCCCGAAAGGGACCGTCATCAGCGGGAAGATCCATTCCACCGGAACGATTGGTGTTTTGGCCAAAGGGACGATGCGGGTGTGGGGCGAAGACGGAACAGCAAAAACTGTCGCAGCCCCTTACATCCATACGGCAGAGCCGGGGTTCAAGCGCGTTGGGTTCGCTGTTGATGACGTTGTGTGGGTCACGGTGCATAGGACGGACTCCACCGAGCTTTACCAGATCGAAAAAGACGAGTTTATCGCGGAGGAAGGCGGGGTCGATATGTTCGACTTCGCCACCGGCAAGGTGAAGCCGCAGAACGAGTTGGACAGGCAGGATTTCCGCACAATGTTGGCCGAATATGGAGTCAGCGCGGAGATGATCGCATCGGAGTCCGCGTATGAAGGCGATCGGATAGACGTTGATCTTTCGGTACTTGGGGTCGAATTACGATCGTCCGTCATCGACGGGCTTGGTGTGTTCGCTACAAAGTTGTTTTCCACCGGGGGTATTGTCGGCGTGGCGAACTTCGAAGGAAAGCGAACGCAGTTCGGGCGGTACGTCTACCAGTCAGCAAATCCTAACGTCGTCATCGCTACGGACGGCGAAAACCTCGTCTTTGTCGCCACGGCGCAGATCGAACCGGAGCAGGAAATCACCACGGATTACCGGCAGACCTTGGAGGTACGCAAATGTCTGGTGTCATAACTGCGGTCGCGGGGGCCACTCTTGCTGGGGGGATCATTAGTGGTTCCATGCAGGCGGATGCCTCTGAAGACGCGGCGAATATCCAAGCGGGGGCTTCGAATCAAGCCAATCAGTTGCAGTACCAGATGTTTCAAGAGCAGCAGCAACTCATGCAGCCGTGGGTGCAGTCGGGGCAGCAGAATCTCGCACGTCTGAACTACGCCATGTACGGACAGCCGCCTTCCGCGAACCAGATGCAGACTACCGGCGCTCCACGCTACATCCCAGAGGGTGCGGCGCAAGGCCCGCGTTCTGGTCGTCCTGTTCGTGAGGTTTCGCAGTTCAACGAGCAGAATATGGGCGTTGCCCCCGGCGGGTTGAACCCCGACTGGCGCTTCTCCACGGAGGACTGGAAGAACTCTCCCGAGTATTCGGTCTACGCGGGGGCGAGGGATGCGGCGCTTAACCGGTCACAGGATGCTCTGATGGCCCAAGGCGCAGCGAGCGGGATGTACGGGTCCGGTACGATGGCGAACCAGTTGTCGCAGAATATGGGGCAACTCTACGCGCAGTACGACCCTTTGTCTCTCCAAACGGCGCAGCAGAACGCGATCGGTGCTCGGCAGAACGAATACAATATGTTGGTCGGGATGTCTTCCCCGACAGGGGCGCAGCAAGTTGCTCAATACGCAGGACAGTACGGTCAAAATGCCGGTCAGAACATCATCAACTCGGGCAACGCGCAGGCGGCGGGACAGGTGGGTGCTGCGAACGCTTGGGGCAACGCCATCACATCCGGTACGAACCAGATTGCCAACGCCTACGGGCAGTACCAAGGGCAGCAGAACTTCAACCAGTTGGCGCAGATGTACGGAGGCGGGTACAATCCGAGTTACAATCCGAGTACCCCTTACGGCCCGGCGGTTCAAAGCGGCGGGGGTACGTTCTACGGCAACATGCCGCAGTATTAGGAGAATCTGATGCCCGGTCCTCAGTACCAGCAGTTTCAAGGATACCCCAACGTCGTTGGGAACTACTTCGCGGGCCGAGACGCGGGATACGGACGTGCGAAGGAAGGATTCAACGATCAGCAGACCCTTGAGACGCAGAACGCCCTCGTTCAGCAGGCGGGGGCGCAGTCGTATGCCCAACAGCAAGCGCAGCAGATGCAGGCCA